GATTTATATCCTTTTTCACTACCTTTACGAATTTCTACATTTGAAAATGAAACTGAATATAATAAATTTGTAAAAAATTGTGAGAAATTGGTTAGAGGTTCTCTTGAATTTAAACATTGGAGAAATTATCTTATTGATGTTCTTGGAATTAATGAGTGTATATTAACTAAAGAAGTTTTAGCTGAGTGCTCAGTTGAGATTCACCATCATATTCCAAGTTTATTTATTTTAGTAAAAGCATTATTAAATAAAAAATTAGAAGCTAATGAAGAATTTTCAACATTTGATATAGCAATAGAAACTATAGAACTTCATTTTAAAAACCAAATTGGATATGCTCCATTGGTTTCTTCAGCTCATGAAAAATTTCATAATGGATTTTTGAAAATACCTATTGAATTAATAAGAGGAAATTATATAGAATTTATTAAAGAATATTCTAAATATTTAGATGATGATGATTTAGATACTATTAATGAAAGAATGGCTATCTCCATGAAAGATTTTAAATATGAAGGATGGACTAAGGATGAATATCCTGGGATGGTAGCATGCTCTTAATTAATACTGAGTCTAGACAAAGAATAAGAAGTCCAATTGAGGTTGACAATTTTAGTCCAAGATTTAAAACTAACAATGGACTTTATACATTTACATCACCAAGTCTTTGGACAATTGAAAAGAATTTATTTTATTTGTTAAAAAATTCAGATGAAATAAAATTTGATTTAAAATATAAATATAAACCATCATATTTATCTTATGATCAATATAATACAGTTGTTTTAGAATATCTTTTAATGTATATAAATAATGTTTATTGTGTAGAAGATTTTAATTTAACCACTGTTATTATTCCTTCACTATCATCTATAATTGATATATGTCAAGATAAATTTTCTAAGCAAAGTGTTACTAATATGGAGTCAGTCGGATGGTAATAAAACAAGATTTTGAATTACTTAAAGATATTCCTAACTTATTATCATTATCAGCGAGTTCAATAAAAGAGGTTCGTATTGATAATGGACCAAGAAAAGTATTTGTAGTTTTAAAATTAATGGAAAATAAAATTAAACATTTTACTAAAGATAAAATAATTGATACTTTAGGTATATTAGAAAAGAGAAAAATGTATGATGTTGTAAACCTTCCAGATTATAGTTTACATGTTTCTTATAATAAACCCACCAAACAAATGATAATAAATTTAAGTCCTTTTAACACAGATGATATATACCCAAATAATCCAGATCCAAAAAATATTTATGCTTTAATGGTTTACGCTATTTGTTTTCATACATTAATAACAGAAAAAGTAGAAATACCAGAAAAACATTTTGCAGTTATATCTAGTTTTTTAACAAGCATGTTTGTTCAAGTTTTTGGACGAGAGTTTGGATTATTGGGAGCATATTCAAATGAAATTTCTAAGTTAAAATTTCTAATAGCATCATATATATTAACTTCATTCTTTGGAGAAGATCAAAATAAATCATTTAGAAAAGCAGCTGTTGTGTCTGGTATTAATTTGAAGAATATACAAGAGGATTTAGAAAAAGGAAATTATAATTTAAACAATATATTTGATTTTGTAAAGGCATTATCTGATCTTAAAGTTATGCCAGGCATCACTAAATATTCTTTCACTAAAAAATTATATAGTTTTATTGGTCCAAGTTTTCTTCCTGGTTTAGAAGATCTTTCAAGATTTATTTCTATCATAACAACATCTAGTATTTCTGGATCAAATGTTGTAAATACTATGTTACATAGATATAATAAAGATGATTATATTCAGTTACTTGAAATTTCCAAGATTGTATTTAAATAGGAGAATAGTGGATGCCAGATGATAAAAGTAAACCTTTAAATGGTTTCTATAGAGCTAAGGTTGTAAATCCAGACGACCCTACTGACTGTGGAAGAGTTCAGGTGTGGATTCCTGACACAATGCCAAAAGTGGACGATTCAAAAGGGTTATGGGCATGTCCTTCTAATAACCCTCTTGGTGGTCTTAATGCTGATGGAGATGTAAGTCATCAATATCAAGGAACATCATATATTCCAGCAAAGGGATCATGGATTTGGGTATTTTTTGAAAACGGACGTGCTGATAGACCTTATTATTTTGCATCTTTGGATATTGCAAATTCAAAAGTTCTTCCTGAAAATAGAGTTGGAGGAATTAAATATAAGAAATGGGTTATATTTAAATCTCATGAGGGAAGAACAATTGTCGTAAGTGATGATCCTGATGATTGTAGGGTAGAGATCACTGGAAAGAAAAGACAATTATCTGATCCTCCATCTGGAGACACAGCATCTGTTTATACTGTTGACGGAAACCAAACTACAATATTATTAGATGAAAGAGCAGGAAAAGAAAAACTTCTTATTAGAACTCACAAAGGTGATTTTATAAATATAGATATTGAGAATCAAAAGCTACAAATAAAATTTAAAAGTGATATTACAATAGAATCAGATGGATCAATTTTTTTCAAAGCAGCAACCGATATAAATATCAAAGCAGGAGCAAATATAAATACAGAATCAGGATCAATAATTAATAATAAAGCAGGAGGTAATATAAATATAGATTCTGGAGGAACAATTAATAATAAAGCAGGAGGTCCTATAAACTCAGATGGTTCAGTAATAGAAGATCAATGTGGCGTTGCAGGTCCAGCAACTTCTGCTGGAGAATCCCCACCGATTGGCGATCGCTAATCAAAACCTACCTTTTAGTTAATTTTCATTATACACCAAAACAACTATATATATTAATTTACAATAGAGAATGATTTTTAAACTAAAAAATGAAAGTGGAGGTTGTGTAAATTGATAAGATTTCAACAATTAGATCAAAGGCGACTTGTTTTTTTATCCGATGATAGGGTTGTATCTATCTTGGAAATGGTAGCTTCAACAGTTACAAATAAATTTTATTTGGTTACAGATTTTATAGAAGATATGAGTAAAAACTCAAAAGAATTTACTGAATGGTATACCCAATTTATTGATGATTATATTTCTGTGGTTGATAAATATGAATTAATTGAAAAAAATGTTCCATTAATAAAAAAATATTCAGATGAATATATAGACTTCAGAAAAATTGATTTTTCTAAGTTTGTTGATGAAACAAAAGCAAAGAAAACCACAATACTTTTAAGTGCAGAGGAAATTGAAAAAATTTGTAGATTATCATCATATCTTAAAGTTTATTCTATAATTTCAAATTCTGAAAATTTAAAACAAGATAGACGAAGTCATAAAAAGATTTATAATATGTTAGCAAGTGAAGTATTAAATTCAGAAACAATTTTTAAAATATTTAATGTAGTAAAGACAAAAACTTTTAGATATAATATGACAGATAAATATATGTGGGATTATATCAAAATGGTTCAATGTAAGAGCATTGATGTTCATGTTATTGAAATATTTAATTTTATTATGAATAGTATTTTAATTTTATGTGAACCTGATAGAAACCCAATAACTTATTTTGTTGGTGTAATTGATGAGTCAATAAAATGGTTTTTAGGATCTATATATAAAGGATCAATTATTTATGATGATTCTATTTCAACTGAAGATATTCAGTCTACAAATATTGATAATTTAAAAACATATTCATATAATGATACTTTGGGTAGATTGAAAGCAATTGCTTATGAAAAAATAAAAGATCACATAATTAAACCATCTATTTTAAAATTTGATGAAAATGAACTAAAGCTTGAAGATGAGTATGTAGAGATTCAAAGAAGAGTTGAAAGTGTTAAATTTATTTCACCATTATCTGAATATTTTGTATATCCTCTTTTAGCTAAAATAACTGGTATTCCTTATAATCATTTCAAAACTTTATCTCCTGAACATACTATAGTTTTATCAGTATATATTCAAGATATTTTAAGAAAAGTTCTAAAAAGTGATTATAAAAATATAGTAAGTTTATTGAATTATTATCCCTTAGAACATCCTTCAATTGCAACAACCTATAAGTTAAAAAATATGGAAAGTTTTATAAATACTGCAAATAAATTTAAAAATTTCTTTGGAATAGATACAAAAATAATCTTAGGAAATATGTTAGGAAATTTTGTTGGAAAAATTTCTAGGATTAAATTTATAAATATATTTGATGGAAGAGAATTGGTAGGAATTCCATTAAGCAAATTAGAAGCAGAAATGATTGATTTTTACATTTTATTGTTTGCAGATAAGATGAATGACGAGATTGATAAAATTAGAAACATTGTTCACTCTGATTTTTAAAGAACAAATTAATAAGAATAGGTAGGAGAATAAAATGAGTGAAAAGTTAGGGGTAATTGCTGTATTTTATGATAGAAAAAATTTCAGAGAAGTTAAAAATACAGAACTTTGTTTTACAAATTATGTAGTTGATTTAGCAAGATATGATGATGAAAGCTACAAACCAAATAAAATTAATGGATTTTATGAGTTGGTCCTTGGAGAATTAGGGTATAAATCAGAAAAATGTAATACTTTTTCAAATTTTGATTTAACCTGTATGTATAGTGATTTAGTTTTTTTGAGGTTTGAAAATGAGTGAAAAGGAGTAAATATAAAGATTCATGAAAGTTATCTATTGTGTTATAAATAAACTTACGAACAAAGTTTATGTTGGAAAGACAAATAACAACAAAGATAATTACTATGGATCTGGAAAATATATTACAAATTCTCTGAAAAAATATGGGAAAGAAAATTTTTTAAAAATTATATTAGATACTTATATAGATGATGAATGGGTTGAAAAAGAAAAAAATTGGATAAATATTTTGGATAGTAAGGTTCCTAATGGATATAATATAGTTGATGGTGGTAT